TATAAAACTTAGTAAAAAATATAAAATATCAGCTAAACTTATTTCAGACAGACTAAAATCTTTAGGTTATGAAATAGTTAATCATCAAAATAAAGTAAAATTTGATGAACATATATTCGACTCAATAGATACAGAAGAAAAAGCATATTGGTTAGGATTTATATTTGCTGATGGATATGTTTCTGGATTTAATCAATTAGGAAAAAATATATACCATTTTGAATTATCTTTAAAAGGATCAGACAAAGAACATCTTGATAAATTTAATTTATTTATGAAACATGAGGATAAAGATCATGTAAAAATAAATAAAGCTAAATGTTTCAATACTGGAGTTATTACAGATAGATGTAGATGGAGTATTACTAATAAACACTTGTGGGAAATTCTTAATTCTTATGGATGTGTCCCAAGTAAATCTCTGATATTAAAATTTCCAAATCTATCTATATTTAAAGATAAATCTTTGATAAAACATTTTATCAGAGGCTATTGGGATGGGGATGGATGTTTATCTTATGCTGATAAGAATCATAATGTGGCTTGTATTTCTGTATTAGGAACAGAAGATTTTTTGACCGAACTATCTAAAAATTTGCCTTTAAAATTTAATTATAAATTAACTAACAATAACAGTGATAAAAATATAACTAAAGTGTTAAGTATTCATGGAAAAAATGCTTTTGATTTGTGTTATTATTTATATCAAGATTCTTCTATTTATCTTACAAGAAAATATGAAAAATATTTAGAATATTGCCGTATATATGAGGAATCATATATATTATTACAGGTCAAAAACGGGAAAATTCAAATATAGAACAATCCCGTGTTAAATTTAGAGAGTAATATTTCTAAATCAATGTAGAGCATAGAGACTGAACCTGTGAAAACAGAATAAAATGTCTCCAAGAGTGACCTGCACCCCAACTGAAATAAGTGGGTGAATAGATATGCCGAACTATATTATAATGATATAGAAGTTAGGATAAAAAGCCTAACGATAACAAATTGAAATCATCATTAGCTTTATATTCATATATCTATTGTCCTTTGAAAGAACATCTAAATGATGGAAACTTCAAAGTATTTTATGCTAGTTTGGAAATGAGTGCGGATTTACTTTTTGCTAAACTTCTTGGAATGTATATATTTGAGAACTATGGTATTGAATTATCTCCAAAAGAATTACTTTCTAAAAAGAAAGATTTTATTTTGAATGATGAACAATATCAAATTGTTCAAGAATGTGTTCCGTGGTTAAAAAAGGTAGAAGAAAAAGTGATTATATATGATAAAGCAATGAACGCTTCTATTTTATATAAGTTACTTATGGATGATTTATCTAAGCATGGAACTTTTACTGAAAATGATCATCGTAAAATCTATACTCCTAATAACCCAGACTTAGTATATCTTGTAATAATAGATCACATGAGCTTACTCCGACCTGATAAAGGAAGGACTTTAAAAGAAGAAATTGACCTAGTTTCTTCTTATCTAGTTACACTTAGAAATATGTGTAGAATAAGCCCACTTGTTATTATGCAAGCTAATAGAGAATCCATGGGAATGGAAAGAAGAAAGCAAGGTTTAAACAATATGAGGCTTTCTGATGTCAAGGATAGTGGCTCACCAAGTCAAGACGCGGAGATCATCCTTTCTATCTTTTCTCCTCAAAGAGAGAAGTTAGCTAAGTATAATAAATATGACATATCCATACTTGGTGATAAATTTAGATCTATCACGGTACTCAAGAACAGGTATGGTGAAGCTGATGTTGAGATTTCTTCAGGATTCTATGGCAGATGCGGGATCTGGACAGAACTTCCAAAGCCAGATAAAATATATGATTATGAAAAATATAAAACACCTTATTATCTTTTAAATAAGGAGACAGAAGATGCTTATATAGAAGAAAAAGATGAACAAAATACTACCAAAACTTTTGAATATATATTATAATGAGTTCATGTATTGCCCTGTGTGGGCTTAGTAATTCGGGAAAAAGTACTTCGATAAAATATCTTGATTCAGAAACAACTTTTATTATTAGTTGTACTAATAAACAATTACAGATTCCTGGATTTAGGAAGAAATATCCTAAATTTGAAATAAAGGATAAAAAACCTATAGGTAATTGGTTTATAAGTAATGACTATGCTGAAATTACAAAAGTTTTAAAAATTATATCTCAATTTCGTACTGAAATTAAAACTGTGGTGATTGATGATATTAATTATTTGATGTCTAATGAAGCTATGGTTAATTCTTTGACTAAAGGATATGAGAAATTTAGTGTTATGGCTAAAAATTACTATGATTTGATTACTTTATCTGGTATGCTGAGAGATGATCTTACAGTAGTAATGATTTCTCATATTGTCAATAATGGAACAGATATTGAACCAGAGTGGAGGATGTTTACACTTGGAAAAGTGTTGAATAATACTGTAAATGTTGATGGTTTATTCAGCTATATTATCTATAGTGAACGATATATTGATGAAGCTGACCAAGTAAAGTATAGGTTCAGAACTCAAACAAACGGATATGATACTTGTAGGAGTATTGATGGATGTTTTACTGAAAAGTATATTGAGCCTAATATGAAATTATTAATTGATACTATTAATAAGTTTGAAAATGGCGAAGATTAAACATCAATTTACAATTACTTATGAATCAGAAATAGATACTGATACTGGAGAAATACTCGAAACTAAAATAGTTTCTAAAAGTAAACCTACAGTTAAGAAATCTAAAGTAACTGATTCTGAAACAACTCCGAAATTATATTTAGAGGATAATAAATATAGACTTAATTCTGCTGCTGCAGAGTTACTTGGAGTTCAACCCGATGATAAGATAGATATTAAATATGAGCAAACTAAAAATGCAACATTTCCAATTATAGGAAGTGATGACTGTTTTGGTACTCATAGCGGAAATCGTTTAACTAAATCATTAACTGTTGCTTTTCGGGGTGTTAAAAATGAAGAACTGTCTAAGTTTGGTAATGAGTTTACTATTGTTGCTCATCCAAATAAGGATGGTTTATTTGTTTTAAGTACTGGAGAAGTTATGGAAAAAGAAGAATTAACTGGTGATGATAAAATACAGTTATCGGATGATGATTTAAGTGATTTAATAGATGATTCAGATTCTCAGATTAAAGAAATAGACTCAAATTTTTTCAACTTTAATTTATAATAAGTATGTTTAATTTTGGAACGTTGGCAGATATGCAAGCTGCCAGTGATATTAAATATTTAAAACCTTATACTATCACCTCAGATGTAACTTATAAATCTTCTGAAATAAAAGAAGGTACTTCTGAGAATGGAAACTCTTGGAAATGTGTTAGAATCACATTCACTTCTCCAGATGGTGAATATACTGAAAGTATATTTTGGCCAAAAGAAGGAGACGAAATTCGTCGTGAAATTGATGGAGCAAATGGTGGTAAAAGAAAGCTATGCTCTAATTTTGAAATCACTATGGCTATGGTAGCTGCGATTGGTCGTGCATTTAATCCAGAAGGTTTTAAGAAGATGCAAGAAATATCTTCTAAGTTTAAGAGTTTTGACGATGTAATCAAAGCTCTTATTCAAATTCTTGAAAAAGCTAAAGGAACTGTATCTACATCAATGAAACTTGTAGGCAAAAATACTAATGGACGTACTTATGCAAGATTACCACAGCCTATAGGTATTGTAGCTGATGAAAGCTATGTAGATCCAAACAATCCTAATAATAATGGTTGGTGTACTTTCCCAGTTGCTGTGTTCGGCGATAACTTAATGTTCAATGCTTATGAACAACGTAAGAAAAATGAACTAGAAAGTGCAAAACCAACTAATATGTCAGAGAAGGAAAATGAAATAGATACTCCTACATCTGACAGTGATATTGATTTTGACTCTCTACTTTAATATAAAGTTCTTCAATATTTAGAATGGACTTTACTTTAAAACCAAAAATTACTAAAGAATTAATTCTTTCTAAATATTCTGAAGAACAAATCATGGAATATTATCTTCATGTACAAGTAAAGAAAGGTCTATTTAGATCTCCTTTACGAAAAGATAATTATCCAACATGTAGCTTCTTTAGGAACAAGTCTGGAACTTTAATATTTAAGGATTTTGCCACAGGACAATATTTAGATATATTTGGAGTTGTTCAGACTTTGTTCCAATGTAGCTATTATACATCATTAGAAATCATAGCTAATGACTTAAATATTATAAAGAATAATAATCTTTATAAAAATAAAGGAAAGATTAATTCTAATCCTAAAAAAATAGAAAATAAAGAAATCTGTCATATACAAGTTGAAATTCAACCATTTACTGAATTAGAATTAAAATGGTGGGAAAAATATGGTATTACAGAAGATATATTAAAGAAATTTGATGTATATTCTTGTAAACATGTATTTATTAATGGTAATTTATGTGCCAGTTCTCAACAACATTGTCCTATATTTGGTTATTATGGTAAGAAATATCAAGGAGTTGAATTATGGAAAATATATTTTCCTAAAAGAAAACATTCTGATTATAGATTTTTAGGTAATTATCCTTCTGAAAAATTACAAGGTTATAAACAATTACCTAAAAAAGGTAAATTCTGTGTAATTACAAAGGCGTTAAAAGATGTTATGGCATTGTATGCTTATAATATACCTGCTTGCGCTCCTAACAGTGAAACAGTAATACCTAAAGAATCTATTATTAATGAATTATCTTCTCGTTTTGAAAAGATCTTTATTCTATGGGATAATGATTTAACAGGAATAACTTTTCTTAATAAAATTAAGAGAAAATATCCTCAATTTCATTATTTAATAATTCCTAGACATTTAGAAGCTAAAGATTTCTCTGATTTAAGAAAAAAGTATGGATATAAACATACTGCTGAATTTATTAAACAATATTTAACATGGTTAAAAAATAGGACTTAAATACTGCTGTAAAAGCTACTTTTAAAGATGGGTCAATTAAAGAATATTCATCAATAGAAGAAGCTTCAAATTCAACAGGTTTATCAGTTAGTGCTATAAAAATACGAGCTAATAAACCTGGATGTGGTGGTAAAGATAAAACTTTATTTGAATGGTTAGATGATCATACTGCTAGACATTTTAGAGCTAAAAAAAGTAGATCTAAAGGATCTAGTCTTGAAATGGAGGTAGTAAATAAACTTAAAGAGATCGGTTATCCAAATGTTTGTAGATCTGCTGGTGAAAGCAAGCGTTTAGACAACTCAAAAGTAGATATTGCTGACCCAACTGGAGTTTTAGATGTAGCAATTCAATGTAAGTGTTATCAAAAGTTACCAAATTATTTTAAAATTAAAGAAGAATGTCCAGATCCCAGAGATTTTGTCTTAATATGGAAAAAATCAGCTGAAGGAGGAACAAATAGTCCTGGTACAGTAGCCATCCTGGACGTAGATTTCTTTTATAAGTTATTAAAAATTTATCATGAACAAGTATATAATTCCTGTTTGTAATATTCCTGATTCTGAAGTATATAATTTAGTAATTAATGCTAGTTCTCTTTCTGATTGTGAGGATAAAATTATGGAAGAGTTTGTAGATTATTCTGATGCTTTAGAATATCATGATTTCTTAGAAGATCTTGATAAACAGGATATTTTAATCGGAAAAATATCAGATATTGAAGAATTATGAGTTTAAAAATTGGGCTTGATATAGACGGTGTTATTGCAGATTGGGAAGGAGGTTATTTACAAAGATTTGGTAGATGGCCAAATTATGATTGGGCAATTACTCGTAATGTCAATCATATTTTAATAAAGGAAAAAGAATTTTGGCTTAATCTTCCTCTCCTGAGACTTCCTGACTTCGAACCAAGATTATTTTGTAGTGCTAGAGTCAATAATAGACGATGGACTAAAAAATATCTAATAAATCACGGTCTTAGCAGCCCTTTATATCAAGTTCCTGGGTATCACATAAGTAAAGCTAAAACTATCGGACATAAAGTAGATGTATTTATTGAAGATAGTATAAAAAACTTTATTGATTTAAATATTAAAGGTATTCCATGTCTGCTTATTGACACCCCATCCAATAGGGAATGGGGGCCAATAGGCAGAATTTTTAATTTAAATTATGATGAAATCGAAGATGCATATAATTTATTAAGAGATACTGTTTTTGATGATTTCGAACATTTAATATATGATTAAGATTATACCTTTAATAGAAACTTTAAGATTAGAAAAAATAGATGATCAAGAATATTTCTCTGAAAAATACAGTGGATATATAAGTAATTCACGACTCTCATTAATTAATCCAACTCAAGGAGGTTCTCCAGAAAAGTTCTTTGAGGGTAAATTTAATATTTATTCAGATAGTCTTAATGTTGGATCAGCAGTTCATGAACTCTGTCTTCAAAAAGAAACATTTCATTTATGTTTTGATGCCGAAAGACCTACCAGTAAAGCTGGAGCAATGGCTGATGAACTATATAAAGAATTTCTAAATGATAATCTAACAAATGAAGTAATTATTAGTGCTTCAGATAAGATAGATTATTATAAAGGAAAAATGGATCAAAAGAAAATTGATGCTTTATTAGAAAAATGTACTTCTTATTGGAAACAAAGACAAGAATATGAACTACATAAGAAATTATCGGGAATACCAATTTATTTAGATACTAAAAACAGAGAAAAAGTTCAACAATGTGTCAGTGCAATTAATAGAAATATCTTAATACAAGATTTATTACATCCAAAAGGATTATTAAATGATCCTATTTCTGAAAATGAGCAAGCAATACTTCTTGATGTACAAATTGAAATGCCTAATGATACATTTACTCTTAGATTAAAATCAAAACTGGATAATTATACTATAGATCAAGAATCTGGAGTAATTACAGTTAATGATATTAAAACTATGGGTAAGATACTATCTGAATTTGATTGTAAAGGCGGAAGTATAGACAAATATCATTATAGACGCGAATTGGGTGAACTTTAATGCCCCTGTTAGTAATAATATTAACAGAAAATTTCCTTAATTGCAAGAAACTCCAAAATAAAAATTTTAAATTTTTATT